TGACACAATTCAATAATGACATCCAACAAAATCCCACTCACGGGAATCTGTTGGCTTTGCAATACAAAAAAATGGTCTTTTTTTTCAATAGTCATGATTTTATGCCGTGTAAATTATTGTTATTGTGACTGGTTTTGACAAAAGGCTGTAACTGTTTGATGGGTGATTTTCTACGTTAATATAATCCCCATAAAGTATAAAATTATATTGGATGCCTCCATTTGTATAATTAGGGGGTGCAAATAACCCCACCCCCTGAATTGTATTCACCCAAAGATTAACTGAAATTATTTTGCTGATATCAGCTATTCCATGAGCTATTGATACACCCCCCCCTTGAGTTGCAGCCGTAGTTCCCGTCAAAACTTTAATCTTAATCCCTGGATGATTAGCGTCACCACCCAAAGAACTGAAACCGCCAATGTATTGATTTCCCCCAATCCCCTGACCGCCTCCTATTACGGAAGCGCCTGTTGTCGGCGAGGTTGATTGGGTTGATAGGGGAATATTAAACCTAGTGCTATTAACAGAGAAATAAGTAGTCGCACCATCTCCCCAGGATTGAATCCCTGCCAATATATCTCTCTCCCACCACGTTCTAGTGGTACTCCCTGGAATGTTAAAAAAAGTATCAACAGTTATCCCGTTATGAAGACTGGCAGAATCCCATTGACTACCATTAGTTTTCCGACGAAGCCAAGTTCTTTCTGTTGTTATGTTTCCTGATATCCCGGTTTTTGAAGATAAAACTTGAAAATCTCCAGATGTACTACCAAGACCCGACACTTGATATAGACTAACTCCTGCACCCGCAGAACCTAATATGCTTCCGTTTACTGCTAGATTCCCCGTGATAGTCCCACCTGTCAATGAAAGATAGGAATTAATATCAATTGAATAAGTCCCATCCCCTGTTTTTTTTAGGAATCCTGGGGTGTCGGATAGCGATTGAAGGGCAATTAATTCGTTGCCGATACTGTTAGTTGAAACCGCAGTTACTTGACCCTTAGCATTGACAGTAATAGCAGGAATTGAACTAGCACTACCGAAAGAACCAGCATTACTATTGACCGTTGCCAGTGTTATCGCACTTGTAACATTGGCTGAACCATCAAAAGATACTGAATAACTTGCATCCCCCGTTGTTGTAATTGTCCGTGGCGTGGTTAGTTTTAAAGCCTCTCCCGCAGTAGCAGAACTCGATATCTCAACATAAACAGAACCCGACCATCGGTAAACTTTATTGGAATCTTCTGCAACGTAAATCTTTCCAGTTTCACCCGTACCTGGGAACCCGGCAAGGTTTGTATAGCTTAAAACATCATCAACATAAGACGGTAAAAGCCCAGATGAAATTGTGCCAGACGCGGCGTTTAAACTTGTTAAAACTTCGTTGCCAGTAGATGCGATCGCACCAACATCAGAAGCGGTTAAACTAATCTGAGCTTTAGGAACCTTGGTATTTGAATCCAAGGTAGCCACACCATTAGCCATTGCCTTCTCTAATTGCAAAACAATCAAAGAATAATCAATATCCGAAAACATTCCCATATTAATATCCTCTCACTAATCGGACTGATTTACCACTAGGAATTACCAACTCAACAGCAGGATACAAAACATTATTAATGGCCTCAAAGTTTAGATTTTCACCGGATGAAAATGTTAATCCATTAATAGTTACATCCCCTACGAGTACCTTTAAATAAATGAAATAACTGCCAGTTGCAATTGTTGTATTTGTTGTTAGCAATCTACAATCTAACTCGGCGGTTATTGTTGGTAAAGAGACTGGGACTCTACCACTTGATAAAGATGGAAGTTTGGCGTTGATCGCCGTTGACGTGGCTTCTTTTGCAAGTGTAGAAAAGTCGCCCCCGCTTGACGTTCCTAGTGCTAAATTTATCTCAGCAATCTGTTCTATGGTTTCTTCTATGTTCGGACTCTCAGACTCTAATCTATTTAACAGATTTGATCTTCTAAGTTGTAAATAGGATTCACTCATTAATCACCTCCGCTTGCAAAATGTTCTCAGAATCAGAACCTTTATTTCTTTTTTCCCACTCATTGATTGCAACATTTAGATCATCTTCAGTCACGGAACTAAGCTGATCTAAGTATTCAAAACCTGGTAGAGTTTCATCTGGTAATAATATTTTTTCCATTTAATACCTTATTTAGTTCTTGAGTTAATTTGTCAGTTGAAATCATGCTTAGATAGTCAAGATCCTCAATTTCTTGAGAGTTGGACTCATCATGATCGGGGTCTAACTGTTGTTTAAATGGGTCAATATAAAATCTTGGCCAGATAATTCTATATTGCCATTGTTCTCTGGGATATCCCTGCAATGCCAACTCTAAATTAAAGATTTGTTTGAAACCCGTTGACAGGCTTTGACGGAAATCATTAATTAATCTAGCATAAGCTCTTTCTGGCCCCCCTGATATTTCTCTAGCACCAATCCCAGGAAATCCTAACATCCAAGGGGGAATCCTTGACCGTCTGACAAATCGAGCCATAAAAAATTCGGCTGCTTTCAATAGCGCGGTGATGTCAGGATTGGAATTACTTAATTTTTTAATGTCACCCCCGCCATACATATAAAGGTCGGTCAAAATCTTTTGATTTTTAGCCCCTTCATACATAATTTTATACTCATTAGCTTGTTCTTCATCATATTCGCACGGGAGAATATGAATATTAGGGTTGATCCCCACAGCGTGAGAGGCTTCGGCAATATCATCAAGGATCTGCTCAATCCGACACCAATCTTTTAAGCATTCAAGAAACAACGCTCTACCATATAAATTGTCGCGTCGGTATCTCCAATGAACTATTGAGATAGGATGGAACTGAATCGGATCGGGATCTCTTAACAAAGCTCGTTGCTCAAATCCCAGTAACTCCCCTTGTTTGGTTTCCAGCCTGAACATTTCCCAAGTCGGGAGGTACAAAATCCTTTCAATTCGCATCGCCTTAGAATTGATTCCTAGGGACGCAAAACTATCGCCATAAGCTAATAGTCGTTCCCCTACAATCTTGGGTTCTGAGGGCATTAAAACTTCTCTAATCACCCGTCTCAATATTTCTTGAATCTTTGGATCAACCTTAGTTTTATTGTCATTCAAAGTATCAGAAATATCAAAGCCCTGGTCATCTCCATCGTGGGAAGTCCAGGCATCCCCATTGATAGCGTCATAGGCAGTTGCAGCCTCCGAGCAACAATATCTAAGCTCGATTAACTGAGTAGCTAGGTTGGGGTTTCTAACGGGAATCTCGGGGATTTCCAGATCATAGTCTCGCCCTTCTTGAGTGGTGTCGTTGTAAGTCCAGTTACGCCACCCTGAGCGCGGTCGTTGTTGCCCTTCTATCTCGGTGCGACTCCAAACAGTTAGGAATCGCCATATCTTCTCAAAGATCCGATTTCTCCCTGGTGTGGGATTTGGTGATCTCATTGTTTATAAGGATAAAATTATCTTAATCCTATCACAATATTATTAATAACTTAAAGTGCAATGCTGTATAATAGAAAAGAGAAAACCCGGAAGGTTCTATCTTTTCCGGCTTTTCTCAAAAAACATTACAAATCACTGAAAAGTTCTTATGTCTAATATAGCATTATCTGGCAATCAAGATCACAGTCAATCCAAATCCCCTTTTGACTCAATTAAGCGCATTGACTGTGAAGGGCGCGAATACTGGTTGGCACGGGAGTTGATGAAGCTTTTGGGGTATATCAAATGGCAAAGATTTGAGAATGCCATAGAAAGGTCTAAAATCTCGCTCAAAAACTCCAATGGGAACCCAGACGAGCATTTCACCCACTTACCGGGTGAGGTAAGTGGCAAAGGTCGGTTTGGCGATAACTATAAACTGTCTCGTTACGGGGCATATCTTCTCGCTATGAATGGCGATCCCTGTAAACCGGAAATTGCCCAAGCTCAATCCTACTTTGTGGTTAAAACTCGTGAAGCTGAAACCGTCATCCCCCAACAAAATGATGAGCTAGAATTTCTCCGGTTACAAGTCCGAATCGTTGAAGCCCAAGCTAGTAGCATGAGAGATCAAAGGCTTGTTTTAGAAACCGGCTCCGCTATTGTTTCACTTCATGGCGTGGGAACTTTGGCACTCATTCAAGGTCGTCCTGACGCAGTAGTGAGAGAAACTGAAACCCAGTTTGAATCAGTTGTTATGAATGAAGACGGAAAACAGTTAGCTGTATTTCGTGGGAAATCATTGGCTCAACTCGGTAAAGAATTGAAATTCAAAACTGGAAAGGATTTTCAAAAATGGTTAGAATCTTGCGGTAAAGATCATCTAATTTCTAAAGCAATGCGTCCAGTTCAAACCGACTATATCCCTGCGGAGTTGGTTGATGAGGTTCGAGAATTGTGGGCAAATCAGAAAGGCGATCGCCAGATGATTATTGGGGAATAATTAATAGAATGCTCAATTAAATCCAAACATTAAAAAGGGTAGAGATTTAACCTCTACCCTTTTTGATTGGTGGCAATCGTTTAGGTTTAATCAAAGTCAGCTAGAGGGAACAATTCATAATCAGATCCGATCAACCTTTCGGTTTTCCGTTTACGAAGAAAAGAAAAAACAGCCTGCTCTGCTTTCTTGTAGAGTTCTATTTTTCCGTCGCTAACTTTGCTAACTTTTTTAGCCCCTAAGTTGACAGCCATAACGTGATTTCTAAGTGTTAAGGCTGCGCTATCCTCTAGCGGATTATACGTTTCCCCCGTGTAATAGACTTCCAAAAAATCAGAAAGCCGATCATGATTGCAGCTATGATAAGCTCGAAAAATAACCGATCTTACTAGAGAGCCTTTTCCCACAACTTTTCTCTGCGCAACACTTCCAGGGGTTCTCATCGCAAAATCTAAGCCATCTGAATATTGTTCCTCCATTTCTATCATTGCATTAGGAGAACGCAACCCCCTTCTGGCTCCTACGAGGTTTACTGCGTTGCGTTTGATAGTTTTGTTTTTAGCTTTAAATTGAGAACCCAGAAACGCATTACTAAGGATTGCTTGACGCTCTAAATAATAAGGTTTGTCAATCCCTGATAGTTTTGCTATTTGGCTTGTGGTTCTTTGTTGACCTATATCAATTACTGTTTTAGAACTATTTGGAACCCCTCTCATTATTGAGAACTCAACGGGTTTCCCATATTTAATAACAGCTTTTAATCGGTGCTGACCATCAATCAAACAGTCGTTTTCATCAAAGATAATGGGTTGACCTACTTTCCACTCGCCTCGACTCATTCTAAGAGTATAATCACCAACTCTTACGTTGTTAATATTTCGATTGGTTTGCTGTGAAAACAGGTACTCCCTCGCCATTTCGGGTGTAATTAGTTCAACACTTACCCGCAAAAAATCATCATCCGAGTGGTTGTCAAAATCGCTGGGATAGTTTACCATTGTATTATTGATATATTGTTTTTGTCACAGGAGATGTTTGTCTTCTGTGATTTCTGTTTTTAGAATAACACGATTAAACTAAAAATGCGAATAACTTATAAAATCTTTTTGTGATAGTTTGGAATTACAGCGTGATAGCAAAAGGTTCTCGCCAGGTCTTGTATAACGCTTTGACTAAGCAATAAATCTAAAGCAGTTTATTCTCAATTCTAAATAGTAATCCCTGTTTTCTTGGGAGTTATGTATTGCGTGTGTAGTGTGTGTAATTACGTCTATAGATGTAGTTTAAGCTATTTAATATTGAATAGCTTATTTTTATCAAACCTAGATAGCTTAGACTTTAACACCGCAAAACATTGTAATTTACAGGGTTGATATTGCCCTACAAAATATCCTTACCACTAACCCCTACCCAAGTTGCCTTAATCCGATTCAAAAGCTCAAAAGCACCGCTACTTGAGTCTGTCAAGTCATTAACTAAAGGTTTACCGCTCCCATCAAAATTATGCAAAGCATTAATATATTGGTCATTCCATGTACCCCTGAGTAAAAACACCCTACCGTTCTGTGCGGCGGTTGCGTAGGGTAAAGCCCTCTGAATCTTGTCGCCTTGGGGTCTGACAGGTTTGCACCTAAAACCCTTCAAAGATGTCTTAATCTGTTCCATAGCCATAATCCCTGCGCTCCCTGGTTCCTGTTCCCATCCCACCGTCACAGTTTTCCCGTCCCTTTCGGCGGTTTTTCTGATTAAATTAATAGCTTCGGCGGGTGTAGTTTGTTCCCAAATAGCATCCAAAACTATTAGGCTTTTATCCTTTAATATTGCCATTTTTACCCCTGCGGTATAATAGCTTAATTTAGTTTTGGTAGCTGCCAAATCCCAAAATCTAACCGTCCGTGTAATCTCATCTCTGTCGATATCATCAACAACCTCAAACCAATCACGATTAAATACAACCCCCGCTTCTGGTTTAATTTTCCAGTTTCCTAGTAACAATCTTTGTTTGTCAATCTCATGTAGTGCGTAAAGATTAGCAATATAATCGGGGTCATTATCTAATAATATTTTGTTGTCATAAATAGATGCAGGAATAAATGTTAAAGACTTTGGGGGAATACTGGGATATTTTAATCTCAATTCATCTTTATCTAAAGACCAAATCAACTCATTATTAACCCGAACAAACCATCTTAAAATCCCACTCCGATCCTTAATTGGTAATCCGTCTTCTCCGAGCCACCAAGATAATAAATCAGCTACCCATGATTCAGAGTCGGGATTACAAGTTGCCCTGACTTGTGGCTTAAT